TACTTCTTTTATATATGTCCCCGGAAGGATTCCCCCCAAAATTAAATGCGAAGTGTAAAGAGAAAACGAGTCTAAATCTAATGTTTTCATTGTTTCGCCGGTTTGAACGCTTGTAAAAACAGACTGAGACATTTTTGTTTTCCACGGAATTCCGGCTGGAATATTTCTAATCTGCATTCGCTCTTCTTTAGTAAACATTATCTGTTTAGCAAATAATCTAACATTATCTAAAGTAACTTGCATATTTAGATAAGCCCGATGAATACTTAGTACTGCACCGGCAGCGCCCACTGCGGGGACCCCTTCGTAACCAATAGAAATATTTTTAAATGGAGAAATGCCTCGAGCGTCATCAAGGCCACTGTCAAGCATAAGCTCGCCTTTGTACGGAGTGAGGCCTCCGACAGTGCCAGCTGCTGCCAACGTGGTCAGGTCGGCTTTATATTGTGGCAAAGTATTAATTGTGTTGCCCGATGTTGCGTCGACAGCTCTAATTGTTGATATTTGAAGAGTATTCTGCGGTGCATTGGTAGCGGCTCCTCCTGCAGCGGCGGCTGTTCCGGCACAAATAATCTTGTCCGGACCCGCGATCCGGTCTAAGCCAGTACCGCCCGTCGCGAATGTTACTTTAATCTTGATTTGCTGCTGAGGGGCAGCGGCCTGAATATATCCATTCTCAGTTATGTCCGCAAATTTACGCATCTGACCAGCCAATGTAGCAGTTAACCCTGGTATCCAAACAACTGTTGATACATTTGTTTTGCCAGGCGCTGTGCTACCGGGTGCGGTTCCAAAACCAGATGAAAATGCTTTTTCGTCAACTGTTACAGCAGGCTGGCCACTTCCAAGTCCGGCGTACATTTGTCTAGAAATACATTTTGACATTTTATCGGAATTACCCGGAATGCAAAACGAATTTGTAAGTACCTTTATATCATAACCCGTCAAAGTGTGCCAAATCTGTGTTCCTACCATAAAATCAATCCGATCAATAACTACAAACTGATAGTTACTTATTAATTCAAAATCAAATACTCGCCTATTTGAAAGGCCGTTGACGCTTCCTGTAACAACGGGGGTAAATGCTGCCGTAATTCCAAAATCAAAGTGTAGATATAAATCTGATAGGAGGTCTATGTCATTATTTACGTTAAAAATTTTAGATCCACCAAAACTGGGCGCGCCTCCAAATGCACCCGAGCTAACAACTTCTACTAAACTAGACCCGTGTAATATTTGTTTAGTTGTATCATGTCTGTTCCAAAACACGGATACAGTATTTTCATCATTGGATAGTGTATTCGTTACAGCAAGACCCTGTGTTCCAGTTCCATTATAAGCGGAATGTACTGCGACTGCACCAGACATATTTTATTTAATAATATAAAAGAAAATAATTTTAAATTAAATACGTATTTAAAATTATTTTTAAAATTAAATTATCAATTTAATACATCGCGATAGATGCAGTCTGATTTTTATATAGCGCGGTTGTACAGCCGACGCATGTTACATTAATTTCGTGGGGAGTCGCCAACTTAGTTTGGTCGCCCGTAGCTAGGTCAGTTTTTAAGCGAGTATCCAATCCTAATGGTAATTTAATTATTAATCTTATATTATCAAATCTGTTTAATGGCACGGAAGATCCAGAATATGCCGTCGATGCAAGTGGGAAGATAAGATATGTTTTGTCGTCGTAACCTAATGTATCATTTGTTACATTTGAATATAATCCGAGAGAATGGCTCTGAACTGTAAGTAACTCTTTTGGAAGAGCTCCAGAATATGATGAAGTATTAAGTATTAATTCAACAGTGTCGATTCTACTATATGGAATAGACGTGGTTATAATTAAATGAGATGCATATAAAGAGAATTGATCAAGGGTCAATACAACTTCTCTTATGGCGGCCGATGGTATCACTGACTGCATTACATTTTGAGTAAGTTTAATTCTTTTTGCGATTGGTGTGTTAAGTACTTGCTGGCGCTCAACATCGCTCATTACAATATTTTTAGTATACATACTAATGTTCACTGTTTCTATTGCCGGATCAATAACCGACGCACTTGAAACATAAACATCGATCCTTACTCCTTGAGTAGGTGCCGCAGCCATTAGATAACCATCTTCTGTAATATGAGAAAACGTTTCTAACGGAGTATGAAAATTCTTTGTTAGTAGATGCAGTGGAATAATTGCATTAAGGGAGCTACCATTTTCATTATTTGTTCTAGTTGTTCTATAGCGAACTGTTTCTGGATCGCCTCCTCTTAGATATCCAGACATCTGTAGAGCTGACTGATAAAAACAACTTTCTGGAGTTTCAGTATGATTTAAAGCAATGATATCTTTATTTTCGAGCGTCTGCCATGTTTGCGATCCTACCTTGAATTCTATGCGTGAAATAACATTTAAAATATCAAATGTCTCATCAAGGGCTGCAGTCGACCCTGCATCTGATTTAAAAGACGCTTTAATTTCTAAAAATATGTCTCCTACACAATCTACATCAGTATTTAAATCAAAATTATAAACAGCTCTCCCAGAACCCCCGGAAAGACCTTGGGGAGGTACATCAACTATACCGGCGCCATAAATCAACTGTTTAGTCATATCATTTTTATTCCAAAATACGGACACGACATCAGAATCAGTGGAATTCAATGTATTTGTTACAGCAAGACCCTGAGTTCCAGTTCCATTATAAGCAGCGTGCGCGGCTGTTGCACCAGACATATTTTATTTAATAATATAAAAGAAAATAATTTTAAATTAAATACGTATTTAAAATTATTTTTTTAAAATTGAATTGATAATTTAATACATCGCGATAGATGCCATGTTATTTTTATAAGTTGTAGTACTTTCTCCAACACATGTTACCGATATTTTTCTTAAAGTAAGCGCCGTTGCGCGTTTAGGTATCACGCATCTTACAGCTAAACGAATACTGTCAAATCTATTTAAAGGCACGCTTGAACCAGAGAATGCCTGAGAACTTAGAGGGAAAACGTAAGTAAATGTTCTAGGGTTTACCGAGTTTTGGTGATAAAAAGAGTTACAGTAAAGCCCCATTGTATTATGAGTTGGACCACACAATAAATGACCGGGTACTAGTCCACTGAAAGAAGTAGAATTTAATTTTAATTCGGCATTAAATAAGACAGATGCAGCTGTATTTTCATCTGTCTGGTCGGTTTCAAGACCGCCGGTGAGGGCTGGTAACTGCGAAGTATCAAATACTTGTATAATTAAATGAGATGCGTATAAAGAAAAGGTATCGAGGTCTAAATCTATGATATTGGTAGTTACATCTCTGCCTGTCTCACCTAGTATATCTACAATTTTTGTAATGTTTTGTGTTAATTTAATTCTCTGAGATAAACCATTTGGCATTTCTCTTATTCTGTTACGCTCTTCGTTACACATTATATAATGTTTAGCATATAATCTCATATCATATTGACCACTCTTCAATGTGGTGGCATCGTCAATTTGTAAAAATTTTTCACTGTGCATCATCTGCAATGTATTGGTAAATATTTTAATTTTACATGTTGACCCCGCTCCAACAGTTAAAAAACATTTTTCTGAAATATTTGAATAATTGGGGATTAAAGGTGACACTTTTCTATTAAATAGTGGTAATCTAAAAGAGAAGTAATGTTCAGAAAGGCCATCTCTTGAAATTACTTCTCCATATTGCCGCATAGAACCATCTGGACCGTCAAAACCCGATACTGATCTGGAATATTTAAAATAAGCTGATTCATCTAATTCAGTTGAGTTTAAAGCTATTATATCTGCCGCTTCAATTGTCTCCCATACAGTTGTACCAGACTGAAATTCAATTTTATTAATGAGATGCTGCAATGCGTTTTCTTTTCTAATAATTAGATCTCCACCATTAGTTGCAGTCAATTTAACTGTAGCATATATCTCCCCGATGGCATCCGCGTCAGAATTTAAAGTAAAGGTAATGGAACTCCCTGGTACCTGATTAGTGGCGCTCGAAGGAAGTTCTAAAATCGATACACCATGTAACAATTGTTTAGTAGTTTTATCCTGATTCCAAAAAACGGAAACTAAATCACTCGTTTCCGCTGGATCGTTAATTTTATTTGTTACAGCAAGACCCTGAGTTCCAGTTCCGTTATAACCTGCATGAGGGGCCATCGCACCAGACATATTTTATTTAATAATATAAAAGAAAATAATTTTAAATTAAATACGTATTTAAAATTA